CGAGCGTCTGCCGACTCGGTTGCCGTCTTTGCGCACGCCGACACCGCACCAAATTCGGCCTTTCTTGTAGGTCTTTGTCTTGACGGCAATGTCACGCTTGGTGCGCTTGGCTCTCGGAAGCGCCAAACTCTTAATCGTTCGCTTGACGGCGTTGCCCCAATCGCGTAGGCCCTGCCGGACGATTTTTCGGCGCACGCCTTTCGGTAGTTCTTGGGCCAGCGCTGTAATGCGCTTCAAATCCGCTTCCGATGGTCGGAACTGGATTCGCCATTGCACGCTTCCTGTTGTCGAGCTCACGGCGAATGCCCTCCCAATCAGGAATTTCGAGGACTACGTTCAGCAAGCAAACGCTGACAGCATCAAGACTGGTGCTCGAAAGTTTGATCGCTGCAAGTAGCACCCGACGTGCAGCGTCAGTCAGTCCCGGCCTTCCGCGTATAGCGGCTCGACGAGCGCAGCGATTCGCTGCACGGTGAATGCGTCACAGGCAAGCACGTCTTCTACAGACTCAAACGCAGGCTTGCCGTTCTCGACTAAGTGCCGAGCCACCATCCACGCCTGCAAGCGCTCAGGTGCCTTCGCTGATACTTCAAGCGCTTCGATAAGGTCGAGCGCAGACGGCCTGCGCAATTCAACAGCGGTGCCGTCGGCGAGCTCGCGGCGCACGTTCTTCAAGATCAGTGCGTCACGAATGCTCATGCGACCGTTACCGCGCCTGTAAATTGCAGCGTGAAATTCGCACGAATGACTTCGTTCGTCGAAGCTGTAGCGCTGAAAGATTGCACGAAAGCAGTTCCGGTATAGGTCATTCCGGATGTCAAGGTAAGCACCACTGCTTTAGATCCTGCACCAGTTGCTACATCAGCTTCTACCTTTACCATGCCAACATCGCCTTGATCGTAGAACATATCAATTGTTGCGGTGCATCCACGATTCCCGAGAATGTAGGTGCGTGCGCCTGTAGCAATGTCTGTCGTGTCAATCATTGTTTGATCAACGTTTACAGTGACGGTGCCGAGTCCAGCGACAGCGCTTGTGTCGTAACTGAGCGCTGCAAGTGCTGATGATTTCGCTGCCATTTAAATCTCCCTGTAGTAAATGTCGATTTCGCAGTTGACTTCAGCGGGTTCTTGTTCGTCGCCTTCGCCGACGGACGCGGCGTCAGCAGTTCGACCACGGAATATCACCGCGTCGAATGCGTATGAACCAAACAGGTAGGAACCAGTGACGCAAGCAGCAGGAACGTCGGCAGCAATCGTGAGCGCCGTACCAGTTTCGACTGCAACAACTTTGACTTGAGCTGAGGCTTGCCAGTGCCCGCTCACGGCGCTGCGTTCATTGTTCGTGATTTCAAACGTGATCGCCGGCAGGCCACTGTTCTGCAATCGGTACCCGTGCGTGATTGGGTAGATGTTCAGCGCTGCGCTCGCGTTCAGCATTTCGCGTGTTGCGGCTTCAATGCTCATACGACCTCCTCGCACTCAAGCACTGCGACCATGTCGGCTTCATCAAGGTTCGTGATGCCGAGAATGCGAAACGTGCGACCGCGCACCGTCAGCCGATACGTTTCGTTGATTCCCCAATCTTGCAACGAATTCCAACGACATCGGATTTCCGCACGGCGCACAACAGCGACGCCGTCAGCGTATTGCTGCTCGTTGGCGCTGTCGGTTCGCAGGTCAACCCACAACGACGGGTTGCCATTTCTCGTCTTGTTAATGTCAGTAAATGCGCCGGTGCGCATTCCCAAGTCATCTTCATTGATGCTTGGTTGCAACACCGTTGCAGGAAAGCGAAGACGACCGCTGCCGATCATCGCAGTGCCCCGCGTGCGCTGTAGGCCTGCATGATGAACTTCAACGACAACGGAACATCTGCGAGCGAAGCCACCGATGTTGCATCAGGATTGGCGTACCAAGCGCCAACGAGCGCAACAATCGCTTGTTGCAGCGCGTGCGGAACCTGCGTATATCCGGCGCTATATGTCACCGTTGGGAAGGTGCCTTCGTAGATTTCCGGTCGCTCTTTGAAGTTCAACACAAGCAAGCTGTCGGTGTTGTCAACGTACCAATCTGCCGTCGGCATCGTCGTCAGCACGTTGTTGCCGTTGTAGTAGGTAACCGACGTAACAGACGTTGCTGGTTGAATCGGCAGCACGAAGCGCCGCCACTTGTCAAGCTTCGCCGTACGCGTTTCGCTTGCAAGCCCGATGCCTAGCTCGCGCTCTAACATTTCGCCTGCCGCAATGCAAAGCGTTGTAAGAATGACATCGTCAGCGGTGACGTCGATGCGCAACCGTGTCTTGAGAACGTCAATCGGTATTGGTGTCGCAGGCATAAAAGCGACTGCGCAGTTTCCCACGCAGCCGCCAGGGTAAGAAAAAGTCAGACGGTAATCGAAGCGAACGCTTCCGATTGCATGATCTTGGAATCCCAACGGGTATACAAAATCAACTGGGTTTGGTGCGTCGCTGCGTTGCTGTAGGGGTCAAGCATCGACGTGATGCCCGTGCGTTCAAACATTTCAAAGTATTCGAAGTTTCCAACGACAGCGGCAACCTTGCCGTTGGTGGTAGTCGTCGCTGTGGTCATATACGCGTTTGCGTAGTAAGGAATGCCGTAAATGGTTCCTGGCAAACCCTGCACCAATCCGCCGTTTTCCGAAGGCTTCCAAATATAGTCAGTTGTGTTGACCTTGAGTTTACGCACCGTAGCAATGCAGGAATCGTGCATGACCCAAGCAAACTTAGGGCCTGTTCGATACTGCGGCTTAATCTTGTGCACCGCGTCAATTAGGTTGTCTCCGGTGACGTCGTTATCCCAAGCGTTGTTTGCACCACCTGCGCCAAGGTCAACGTTTTGTCCGAAAGCTGCCGCAGCAATACCCTGCGGCTCTGAGCTATTGCTACCCGTGGTAAGGTAGTTTTCAACGCTCAGCGCAATGCTCATAGCGCACTTGTCTGCAACATAATCAAGTCCCGTTCCAATGTCGCCAGTTCCGATTGCATCCTCAATGAACTCTTGTGACATCAGGACGCGCGTAGCAAACTTGTACGGTACGACGCTGACTGCCGAGCCAAAAGTTGGATCGCTTGCAGTGATAGACGCGGCTTCAGTAATAAGCGCTGTTGTTGGCAAAGCGTCACCGATTGTGATTGTTCGCTTGCTGTTGATTTGCGACACTTTTGCAAGCGAACGCATCACAGATGCTTGCTGCAACTTGTCAACAATCCGACGCTCCATGTCGGTAGGAATGCCAGCGCCGGATGTGCTAAGCGAAAGAGCACGGAACTCCGCTGCGTCACCACGCATCAGCGCGTTGCACCAACGTTTCTTATAGTCGCCGCTTCCAATGTCAGCCGCAATGTTTGGCTTGCGTGCTTCAAACATCGGCTGTGATTCAAGCGCCTTCAAACGCTTTTGCATTGCCGCAAGTTGTGCATCTCGCTCGACCATGTCAAGGTCTGCATCAATGCGTGCAATTTTCTCGCGCTCTTCACCGCTACCGCGGCGTTCGACATGATGCGTTGGTGCACCAGTGCGAGCGGCGAACCCGTCAAGCGTCTTGCGGTACTCGTGAACAACGTTCTCGATATTCGTGATTTCGTCAGACATTGCTTTGCTCCATCCTGTGCTTGTGAATTTCCAGCCGCAAACGGGCGGCTTCCGTGACAGCCGCGGACACGCTCCGCAGACTGGAATTGGTTTTGTCTCCGTACGCGGCGTCGACTACCACGCTCAACTCGACGAGTCGAGCAGCAGTCACCGTGCGTTCCGTGCGTCGTGGGTTCCACTCGTCTTTGTCGACGTAGAAACCAAACGACATTTCACCGCTTAGGTCGCCACGCTCGAGCAGTGCGCGAACGTCGCGTCCGATGCTTGTATCGGCGAGCTCGGCCGTAAACCGCAAGCCTTGCGCGGTATCGCTGAGCGCGAGCGTTCCGCTGCGAGTGCGAGCCAGCAACGCGCTCGCGTCGTGGTTGAAAAGCAGTTTGATGTCAGCGCCTGCAAGCTCGCCAAAAGCACCGCGTGTAATTCGCTCGCGGAACTGCGGCGCAAACGGTTCGCTTATTTCACGCGACCACTTGCCATATGGAATCGCAAGCCCTGCGAGCGTGCGGCCTGCTGGCGCTGCAATCGAAACGCTGCGACGTTCAAGCGAAATCATCGACGCTCCCCGCTTCCTCGCTTGTATCGCTACCGAGGTTTGTAGTGCCACCACCAGTGCCCATATTTTTGGCCACGATTGGTTCGTCGAGGCCCGGCAACGGAGCGAGGTCGAGCCAGTCACGCGCTTCGTTTCGTGTGATGACTCCCGACTCAACACCAGTGCGGAGCGCTGCCATTTGCTCGGCAAGCGAAGGCCTTGCGATCATGTCGCTATCGAACGTGAGCGAGCCAAACGGCAGCAGCTTTGCGACTACTTCTGCGCTCCACGCGGCAAACCAGTGCGATAGGCACGCATCGACGTACATGCGCGACAGCCACTCCATCGAGCCGTAGGCGTTCGCGCTGTGCTCGCTCAGGTACGACGTCGGCACGCCGTAAATACGGCTTACGTCTTCGACGCTGTAACGACGTGCTGCCGAAATTCCTGCATCGTCAAGCGTGCTGCTAATTCGTTCAACGCGCATTCCTTCGGCCAGTACAAGCGGTTTGCCTGCGTTCTCTGCACCTGCGTGATGCTGTACGAACTTCTCGCTGATTGACTGCCTTGCTGCCTCACTCAACGGGCCCGGATGCACGAACGCCAACTTCGGATTCCCTGCGTTCTTCATCACTTCAAGTTGCGCTTGCTCTTGCGAAGCAAGCACCTGCAACGACGTTCGGCACAAGCGCACTGGCGACTCGCCCCACAATCCATCAAGCCCGACGGCTTTGATGTGCAACATTGAAGACATCGGAACGTCGCCGTATTGCCGAGTACGGTACATCGGCTCTGACTTCGTCAGGTCAAGCGACACGCTTTCAATGTCGAGCGGCAGCAGCTCAAGCAAGTCACCACCAAGCGTGCGGTTAATCACAGCGAAAGCGTTGCCGTAAAGCAAAGCTTGCATTGTGAGCGAGCGTCGAAACTCGTAACCGTTCTGCCATCGGTTCGGTTGCGCAAGCAAGCGTGCAACAATGTCGTTGGATGCCGTAAACGGCACACGTGCAATATCGTTGGCAATCAACGACGCAGCGCGGTAAACAGGCGTGTATGCAAGCGCGGTGCCTGGTGTAATCGTAGGCATGCCTGCGACATCAAATGATGTCGGCAGGATGACACCGTGTGTGCCCCAATGACCGAGCCAGCGTTGTACGAGACTGCGCAACATGTTGCGCATTGCGACAGGT